GGCTCCAACTTCAATTCTATATTTTCCATCAAACACGAAAGACATATTATATCTATCAACTTTCACTCCTTCATCAGACGTAGGCTCTATAATGTCCGCACCAGCGGGAGCCATCCCGCGTGTTTTTGCAATGTAACCCGCTTCAATCATAGCTTTTTCATAGAACCACTTATTTAAATGCTTATCCATTGTTGTGGAACCAACCGCTACTTCAGCGGCACCACGAACCCAACGACTATATCCAAGCTTACTTACGTTTCCATCACTCAAACGGTTCTTGTCAACAGTACGGTATGATTCGAGGCGTTTCTTTTCAAGTAAAGCACTACGAGAACCCTTGAGGAGATCTGACACCGTACTTTCACCTGAGACACCTCCAATCGTTACCTTAACTTTAGCATCATCATCACTCAGAAGACGTCTGCCAACGTGTTCAGGTCGATCCTGAACTGGACGCGCTGTGATCACTTCGTTGCCTGCATACATTTCAGGCCAATTCAATGACAGCCACAGTCGTGAGTTAGGGTTTGGAAAACCAATGAGTATACGGTTGACAAATCCACCTGGCGCGGCCATTGTCGGGAACGTCGCAAATGACTGTCTGCCAAATACTTTTCCACGTGATCCTTGGATTACAGTACTAAGAATTAACATGTTAGCAAGTTCGACATTGCCACCACGAGCGGCGAGCGTAGTATATTTATCGATTAGTGAACCAATATCGCCGATGTTAATACGCATGTGATTCTCATGATCGATAGCCATACGACGTTGAATCCGTTGACCCCAGATTGTGTATACCTGAAGAAAATGTACTCCACGACCCGTCCAAGAACCTTCGAGTGTATCAAAAATTTGGCCAGCTTCAAGTGCGATTGATTCACGTTCGCGTACAATATCGACTATCTTACGATCCGAAGGCACAGATAATGTCGCATAAGCGTCATCACCCCATAAGGAGTCCTTTTGCGGTATTTTCATGCGTGCGACGATCATATCCTGGATGGCTGCAGATGTTACAGTGTTCTTTTCTGCAGTGATGAGCGCTCCAGATGGATCGGTGTCTACAGCCATTACTGCGGTTTGGTCAGAATCGATATTCATTTCGAAGTAATTCGTGTTCCATCCCTCGAGCATGTGAGCGAGTAATTCCATGTAGGTATAACCGGTCCACTCAGCGTAATCACTATCCATTGCACCATGATTGCGGATCGCGTTGATGGCGACATTGCGCCCTCGAGTACCTTCATGCTGATCCAACTTACTCGCGTCATCAGCGATTGATACCATTTGCGCATTATTCAGCAATGCAATTGAATCGTTAACTTCTTCAAGTATATCAGATCCTTTTGTCCCGGTTCTGTTAGCGAGTACATACCGGCGTTGACCTTTCATGTACGTTTTCATAGCAGTATACAGAGGGTGCAGTAGAGATTGCATTGGTAGCGGAATGTTGTAAATGATACGCAAGATACGTGCTGGTACAGATCTGATACCAGTCGGTAACGGAACTGACTCGGAGGACTGATGCTTCATGATCTCAGGTGTTAATAATGTATGTGCAGCCAACGCAATTGTTACATTTTTACGATTAGATGACATGACAAAATCTGCTTCATCTGCAGCATTTACACCACCAAGCGCGGCCTGCCGTTTCATTTTCATTCGGCATCGGTCTGCACCACCTGATTTTGAGTTGGATAGTAATCTTAACTCATTGAGTGCTCTCTCACGTGATGGAATGTCAATTAGATCAAGGATGTTTTCCCAATGTAGCTGCTCAAACGCTGAGACCGGTTGCTCTGCATCAGAGTCGATCCCTTCCATCGCTACACGCTTCATTTTTGACATGTATCCATCAACCTGAAGTGTACCCAAACATGAACGTGTGTAGCCTTCGCCATGTCCTGGATTGGTGAGGTGTGTCATTACGTCCAATACCGCTGAGTTGTTAGCCTCGACTGGTAGACTCTTGTATTCATCATATACAAATCGGAGACTCTCACCAATTATAGGGACATCGAATACTTTCGCCTCCAGGGCTGGCCAAGTTGCTGCGCATCCAAAAGCTTCCGCCATGAGTTCAAGTGTGAACAAATCCTCGAAATCATGCCATTTACAGCGTGGCTCGAATACACCTTCAACCGGTAGTAACGTTACTGGAGCGTACACACGGCGTGGGGTAGCCGCTAACATCCTCGCAACTGGTGCAACGTATTTAGTTAGCTTCTTCCCTACTTTACCAGGTTTAGAACCGAGAAATTGGCAGACATTCAAATAGAACGCACTCATTCCTGTAAGGTGTGATGATCCGGTTGTCTCCGTCGCTGCTGTAAAACACGTGAATACGCGTAACTGACTTACAGTTGTCAATGCGCTGTCAGTTATGTACGGTGGACCTACCTCTTGCTCAATGAACGGAATACGACTCTTAAGCATCGCCTCTTCGTCGATTTCCATGCCACGTAACCGTGACAACTGTGCTGTACGTGACCATTCAGCAAGACCGATATCCCGTGCATGTTCAATGCCTACATCACCAGCCTTTACATAATCATACTTCATCGGTTTACGCCATTCGGACATCCATGCAGGTATTGATATTGCTTTACCCTGACTCCAACCTATTAAGGCTTGACGTGGTTTGATGTCCGACGACTTCTTGAGAACGGTTTTCCCTGTACGAGCCAACCATTCATAACACAAATAAAGTATGCCAACTGAGAGAGGTACAATTCCATGACGCTCTGCTTCCGAAATACTGAATCCACGTGCATCAATTAACCGTAACCAAGTTAGATACTCAGACGCTAGAGGAAAAGGCATATGGCGATACGCTTCATTCCAGCGTGCATTTGGACCAGTGAACCAAGATTCGGACACCGATACGCCAAACCTAGGTGATTTCTCACCTTGTCGCCACTTTGAGAGTTGTACACCATTTAAGATTATGGTATTCTCAGAGCCCTTCTCAATGCGAGGTTTATCGCCAGATCCATTTGTGGTGTAATTCGTGATAAAGCCGACTTTAGATTCGTCAGGTACGATACCCATTTTGTCATCAGCCAGGTTAGCTTGCAGAAGTCGCTCAACGCCATGAGCTGTCGCAATCACAGGTCTTTCGATCAGAGGAAATTC